CTTTCCAGAGGATAGTGTAATGACCTTCTTCTCCAATAGTTTTATACCCACTATTCACACCCTTATCTTTGTTAGACCTAGTATTTAGTATTTGTTTATTAGTATTGTTATTTAGTACTTGTTGCGATAGGTGGTTGAGAGGTGGTTGCTCGGTTTCCACATACTGATATTTGTCATAGTTTATAAGGTTTATTATCGTTACTTTTCGGCTAGGGTGGTTAGAGGTAGGCGAAAGCTGGTGGGTTCTAGTGGTAATCATCTTCCTACGCACTAGACGTAGTATGTAAGTTCTCATTTCACTATAACTCATAGCAAATCTTTTAGCAGTAATTCTAAGAGGCATAATCATTTCTCCTCTTTTAACAAATATTTGGTTTTCTAAAAAACGCAGAGTCTTATCTTGGTGTGATGCTGAACTAATCATATATATCCAACAACTAGCTTGTAATAAGTTTTTAAATGTAGGGTCTTGGAATATTGATCTATAACAGATAAAATACCCAGATTTTTTAGATGCCATTATTACTCTCTTTCTCGATTAACTCGATTAATTGTTTTTTTGAATATCTGTTTAACAGAGTCTTAATTATATTTGTGGTCTTTTTTTGTTTCTCATATTCTCTAGCACGATTACTAGATACAACTTCAAAATGCTCATCTCTCATTTCAGCCATTGTTCTCTCCATTGTTAAATAAATTATAAGCATCTTCCATTTGTTCAAGTTGTTTATTAACTTGTTGTAGTATTGATTGTTCAGTTCCATATTTTTCAATAAATAAATTTTTGCCTAAATGTATTGAATCTTTGCCTGTCCTATGGTGTAGGCTACATAATGGAATTGTGTCGCTGTGTGGCGGTTTTAGACCCATTCCTGTGTGCTTTCTGATATGATGTACCTCTGCCTGATGTCCACAACAAAAACAACCCATTTGTGATATTTTATTCATTCTCTCTTTTTCTTCTTTTGTTGCTACTTTTTTCTTTGCCATACTATCGCTTGTTTTCCATATTTAGTTTCTCGTCTTAAACCAGAATCTTCTACCAAGTTTAAAATTTGTAGTTCTCTAACTCTAGCACAACAGCTTGATAAAGGTATATCTAACTCATCTGATATTTCATAATTAGTTAGTGCGTTAAGTTTTATAAGATTATAGACTTGCTCTCTTTTAGTCTTTAATTTGGGCTTTTGTTTGTTATAGGCAGATTTGCTAGTATCGGTATAGTTGTGCGATTTATAATCAGTATCAAATATATCTAATTGTTTCATATCTTCCTCTCTGTTTAAGTGCTGGGTTTAGGAGAGAGTCCAAACCCAACACAATAGTATATATGATATGAAAATATAAATACTTATCTCTTGCGAGATAACTCTCATTAGCATTTTTTTATTTATATTCATATCTTTAATTGATTCGTTTTCTATACTTGATTTGTAAATAAAACAAGAAATTAAACTTGTGGGGGTTAAATAAGTTAAAAAGTGGCTATTTTACTAGCTTTTTAGCACTTTACAATACAACTCAAAACTTATACATTTATCGTATGTTAAATAAAACTAACACTAAACAAGGAGAGAGAATGAAGACACTTATAGAACAAGGCATAGATACAAAAAAAATAGATTATGTCACTTTTGAAAGACCAAGCGATTTTTGTACTATTGCATTTAAAAATGGTGGAGTAATGTCAAAAACATTAAATCATTTAAACCAAATACAAATTAAAAAATTAGAAAAGTTTGAAAAAACCGATCTTGATTTAGAATTTGAAGAAATAAATTAAAAGGAGAGAGCATAATGAGAATACCTAGTAACTCAACATTCACAAAAGAACTATCTAAAAGATTTGAAACAATATTCAATAGAGATTTTTATTTATGTGAATTAACAACAACCATAGGAAAGCACAATGGACAAGAAACTTCCAAAGTTGCAACGACAGTACGACAAGTTCATAACGAGAGAAAAGGATTTGTTGCAGAAGCTGTTAGCAATCAAGGAGAAAAAAAAAGTAGTGGCTTGGAAATTACATCAAGTTAAATTTCACGAAGCTATTATTTAATTAGAAAAGGAATAGATATGAAAAAAACAATACTTACCCTAGCGATCTCTTGCACCCTATTATCTGCGTGTGCGTATAAACCTGTAATAGATACTGCTGGAAGATCAGGTACATTTAATAATGACCAAGCAAAAGAAATAACAAACGATATGCAACATTGTAAAACACTAGCAAAAGAAAATACTACTTTTGTTGGCAACATTGTTTATTGGTCTTTGAGTCCAACTATGGACACTAAAAAAGAATCATTAATAAGAAAATGTTTAACGAATAGAGGACATTCAGTTCTAAATTAAAAAGGAAAATATGAAAAAAAATAATACAATAGAAGAAATCAATATATCCATTAACAACTTACTAGAAGAATGGAATATTAGTAGAGAACATAATGATAAGATTGTTACCTATGTTATAGGATTACAATTAAAGAAAATAAGATTGGTTAATAAGATGACTCAAACAAGAGTATCTAAAACCATAAATGTCAGCTTTCAACAAATTCAAAAGTACGAAAAAGGACAGAATCTATGTAGTGCAATAAACCTACTAGCTTTGTCAGAATACTTTAATGTTACTTTTGACTATTGGGTTAAACCAATTATAATGAAAGACTTAACATTACTAACCAAGAGGAGAGAGAATGGATTTATCCAAAGACAAGACTTCGTGGCAAGATAAAAGAATTAAAGCTATGGACAGATTTATTTCTAATGTTCCAGTAAGTGGCAGACAAGATGTGGCAGAATATTTTACTGATGAATATGTTAGAATAATTACTTCAAAAGCTAAAAACAAAAAACAATATAAGGGAGAGAATAATGGAAATTAAAAGACAAGATAAACATAATAATACTATAATTTTTAGACCAGATAGTAAAATGTATAGATACCAAGTTAATGGAGATACTAAAAGAGGAGTAACTACTTTAATTAGTGCTAGATTTGGTAAAAATGGTTTAATTGGCTGGGCTAAAAAATTACCTTTAACTGCTTTAGAATGGCAGTTAGAAAAAGATGGACAATCAAAAGACTATATTTTTAATTTTATAAATAATCTCAAAAAAAAAGTTGCTGAATTAGAAATCCAAGATGCTCACACAGGAACATTAATGCACTCTTACTGTGAAGATTATATTAATGGTAAAAAGGTAGTACCACCAACAACAGAACCTTTAATAACTATGTTTGGTAAATTTACTGCTTGGTGGGATAGTAAAGATTATAAAGTTTTAGCAACAGAACAAACTTGTTATTCTAAAGATTTAGATGTTTGTGGTACATTTGATGTTGTTGTAAAAAATAAAAAAGGTAAAGTTTTATTATTAGATTTTAAAACATCTAAAGACTTTTACCCAGATCAACCAATACAAATTGCTACTTATAAAAAGCTAATAGAAGATTCTACTAACTTAAAAATAGATAGTTATGGAATAATTAAGATACCTAAAGACCCACTACAACAAGTGTCTTTGCGTATGTATGAGCCTAAACCAATTTATTTAAGAGGATTTAAGGCTTGTAAATTTCTCGATACTTTTGAACGAGATTTCTTAAAAAGAAACAAAGAGTACACTAAACAAAAAAAAGGAAAAAAAAATGTTAAATAATAAATATCAAATGCCTTTCTGTGGCTTGTCATTAAAATTATATGAAACAGGAAAAAAAGCACCTAGTATGGAATATAGTGCTTCATCTACAAAAGCTAAATTTTTATGTAGTTTAACTAAACAGCTATATGGATTATCTCAAATTATGGATTGGTATAATACAGCACAAGTTCAAGCATATGTAAAAGCTGGTTATAGTCTAAAATGGGGAAGTAAAGTTCAACAAGCTAAAGAAACTAAATATGGTGCAGATACAGAGCAAGTAGTAACTTGTTATATGGTTAAACCACCAATGCAACAAAATGTTGATGGTTTTAAACCTATTAGTCAAACTGTTCCACAGTACACACCACAACCAATGACACAGGCTCAACCCTCTGCACCAGATCATGCTGTTCCAGTACAGAATATGAATGATATGGATGATGAGATACCATTTTAATTGTGAAAAAAATAATTAAAAATCTAAATGTTTGGTCTTTATATTATCGTACAGAAATTGTATGGTTTATATCTGGATTTATATTAGGAGTCTTATTGTTTTAATTATGCTTGATTTTGATAAAACTTTTGAAAATGAAGTTGGCTCGTCTAAAGATAAAGAAATTTATCAATTAAAAAAAGACATGGCTATCAAAGTTGAAGAAATACAAGCCTTGTATTTAGAAGTTAAACAACAAAGAAGTTTAGCTGAAAAATATGAAATAGAAAACAAACATCTTAAACAACAAATAAAACAGTTAGAAAAAGAAGCAGAGGAGATGTTACTATACCCATGATTATACTTGGTTATCCTATACACAGAAAATACAATAGACTTGTCGCAAAGATAGTTGCTATAATATTTTTTATTATTGTAGCAATTAGTCTAATGTCTTGTAATAAATTAGAGTTTGACCCAACAACAAGTGCTTTAAAATATATAATAAAGGAGAATAAATGAGCAATAATTTAATAACAAATATAGAATTTAATGGCGAATTAACTATTAAATCAACAGACAATAAAAACAAAACAATAGATATAAATTTTGAGTTTGGAACACAAGATAGTAATGGAGAAATTATATCTTTTTCAGGAACTAAAAATGTATTAATTCTTGATATGTTAATGAAACAAATCTGTGAATCAGGTTTAGAAATTATAAAAAGGCAATAAATGAGCAATCAATTAAGTAATAAATCATATGAAGAACTAGAAAAAGCATCTAACGAATGGAGTATAGCACATGGTAAAGCTATAATCTTACACGAGGGATTAAAAGCTATGTATTCAAAATGTTTTTTAAGACATAAGCTAGACTCTAAAACTGTTATAGAAGCTGAACATAAGGCTAGACAAGATGAAGATTATAAAAATATTGTTAAAGCATATTCAGAAGCAGAGATGGCATTAGTTAAAGCTAGATACCATTATAATAATTTAGACAAGTATGTAAGTTTAAAACAATCAGAGTTAAAAAGAGATTTAGCTTTGAATAGTAAAGTTTAATGAATTTCACTAACGAGAATTGGATTGCTCCCTTGTTTATCAGTTAGTGAATAAAGTTGTTAGCGAGAGGTAACAATTTGGTGGGGTGGTTTTGCTCTCTCTTGACCACCCTATTTAATGTCTAGTAATTTCAAAATATTTTATGCTAGTTTTAGATGTGATGGGAGTTTCAGTATAATTATAATCTATTAGATCAACTTCTGGGTGCTTCTGTATATCAGAAATCATTTTATGGAGTTTAGTTTTATTAGGAGTTACATCTATGAATCTAAAATTAACAAAATGCCCATAAGGATTATGTACTGTTTCTAATTGAAATTCTAAATCTATAATTACTGCGTCTATGTCCATTAGGACATATTACTTCTTTTTGTTTCTATTTAAAACCTTATCTGTCATCTTGGTAGAGAAAGTTGCTGTAAATACAATAATAACTAAATACCAAACACTATCAGGTAAATCGTTTATAATTCTTACCCATTCTTCAAAGTTTGCTCTTGTGCTTTCAAACCACCCTGTACTTAACATTGATATAAGCCAGATCATTAATATCTCATCTTTCCAACTTTTATCTTGGCTTTTGATTCTAACTATATCTGTATCTTTAGCGGCTTCTATCTCAGCTTCTCTAATTGTTTTAGTTTTGATAGCTTTGTGTTTAAAATGGTCAGTTACTTTACCAACTGCTAATTTTGTGAGTGGGTTATTTAATAAACTAAAAATCATAAATATGTGTTACTTGTTAAAAATAATAATGTTGACCAGTATAGCAGAAGAATTGAATAAATTAAATAAGTGAATTTCATTCATTTCTAATATTCCTTATTTTTTATTTTGCAACTCTTTTGCTAGTTCGCAGTAATGAATTATTTTATTCCACTTCTCATCAGGGTGTTCTCCATCTTTTTTTCGGAGTGCGTATTTTATAATATTACCTTGTATGAAATCAAGTTTATTTGCGACTATAAACTCAATAGGCTGTATCTTATATTCCTTATAGTGCTTACCACCTATTTGATTGTCAGTAGCCTTTAAAGTCGTTCTCTGTGGCCTTAACCTAGACAATTTTACCTATCCAATCGCCTTTTTTATTAATAACCATAGGAAGTAGTCTTGGTATGCCATTAAGTATAATTCCACAACCTAGAATAAACCTTGTCTTAAAGTTCTTGGCATAGTTAAAGGCCATAGACTTTTGATTAATTAAACAACCTACATTCATACCAAAGAATAGATTGTCAGGATTCGCCCAATAGCTTATTACAAATTTAGTATGATAATGACCCTGAACTGCTGACATACCCATAGCTTGACTTACCTTTAATACATCTGCACTTCTTCCATGTGTAAAGAAACATCTTTGACCATTAGACATTGTAAGAGTTAAATCATCTACCCACTTCCATTTTCTAGTACCTAAAAAATCTCCATAAGGTTTTAAGAATTGTTTAGACATTCCATATTTTAATGCTCGTCTATAAACTAAACTTGAATGGTTACTATCAACTTCTGTAACTTCTGGAAATATTGCTTCTAATTGTTGTATGTATTCTTTGGCTTTATCTAGTTCCATACCAGCCGAGTACAAATCAGGATTATGTTCGTGCATAGATATAGCATGAAAGTCTAATAGGTCGCCAATGTTTACTATTCTATCTGGTTTAAATTCTTTTTTTATTTCTTTTAAAAATGTTATTGAATCCTTATGTTGATAAGGTAGGTGCATATCAGAAATGACAAGTATTTTTTTATTCTTCATACAAGCATAACTTGTACCTTATTTTGATAATAATGTAAATATTACATAGCCCATAGCACTTATAAGTGAGCCAGTAGAAATTAGTAAAATTTTTTCTAATCGTTTTACTCTTTCTTCTATTGAGTGGATTTTATCGTGAGTTAGTTTTTGCATGATACGACAAAGTTTTTCGTGTGATTCTATTTTTTGTAATGCGTTTTGTTTAGCCATTACTTTTTCTTTCTTGGCTTATACTTTTTGATGCCTTGTGAGATAAATATGTTTTTATACAAAGAAACTTTTTTACCAAACTTCTTATCTGCTTTTCTTTTTACAGCTTTATATGCTTTAGACTTCTTGTTAAAAGATTTTGGTTTCCCTAATTTCTTTGGTCTAGCTTTAGCATATATAGGTTTCTTCATAGCCATTAGTATTTTTTCTTTCTTTTTTTCATAGCTGAATCTTTCATCAGTTTGCCATTTGGCATTCTGTGATAACCTTTAGGAACTTTTTTAGTTTTCTTTTTTTTAGCCATATTAATTACTCATCTTTCCACCAGACCATTTAGTGTCTGCTAATCCATTATTATAAGATGAACCATCATATGTCAAAACTTGTTTTCTATTAGAGCCATCTTTATAAGAACAATGAATCCAACCACTATTAGGTTCTCCATCTTTCCAAAATTCTAATATTAATTGGTCAAAATCACAATGGTTTTGAATCCACAAAGCTACTTCAAGATTTGATACACCAGCTATTTCAAAATCTGCGGCTTCTCCTAAACAATGTTGTGATGTTGCTTTTGAACCTATTGCTTCTGATAATTCTGGGCTTCTATATCCAGATGTAATTGTAACAGGCTTATCAAACTTAACTCTTACAGGCTCAAGTATTTCATAACAAAGATCGCCTAAGTTTTTTATCTCTCCACTACCAGCTTTATTCTTTATGCCTTTTCTTGTAGCAGTTTGGCTTTTTTCAAATTCTTCTAATGTAAAATGTTTAGATAATTTCATAATTATCTCCTTTTGAGATTTAAAGATTTTATGGTTTCGTAGGCCAAGTGGCATTTTCACATTTAGCAACTGTATCTTTTCCTGTTGGTAAATCTCTTAATGCTTGTCTATAAGTGGTCATGTCAGATGATAAAGTATTATCTGATAAAGCTAAA